GGAATCACGCAAGGCGTTCTCGCTGTGCAAGTATCCATGCTGGAAGAGAGCGTCACCCAAGCCAACGAAGCCGGTCTTGAGCTTATAGTCGTACACCTTGCATTTAATCGACTTAGCTCGATCGTGGATCTGGTGATAGACGCGAGTTGCTAGAGCTGAGATGATCGCCTTAGGATGGCTCATCAGCGTGACAAGCCGAGCTTCATGGTTGCCAAGCAGGTAGTGCTGTGGACGAAGCGCGGAGATAAATGCTAGGCCATCGTTCAGGTCAGCCTCGGGATCTACCGTAGCGTCGTGACTGTCGTTGGTGATCGCGCCACTACGAAGGCACGTCATGTCGATGGCATCGCCAAGATGCAGCACCGTGTCCGGCTTCCATCGGTCACGAAAGCGAAGTACCTCCTTGAGTACAGCCTGATCGGCCATGAAGCCGTGGCTGCATGATACTGCAAGGAAGCGTTTCCACTTCCGTGTTATGTTCGCCATAGGCTATTTACGCTTGGCAGCAGCGGCTTTCTTCGCAGCCTCACGTTGGACGCTGTACGCGATAGCGACGGCCTGATTCTGTGGCTTACCAGCGCCGATCTCGCGCTTGAGGTTCTCGGTGAACGCTTTCTCGGATGCGGATTTCTTTAGTGGCATAGTGTTATTTAGATCCAAATGCTTTTCGGACTGCTGCTCGTTTAGCTTCTATTCCAGAAGTATATACGCCTTCAAGTTGCTTTCTGTCGTTGTAAAGCCTGAAGTTGTTTTTGCCAGTCTCCACAATTCTGTAGCCGGTAAAATTGTCAGTTGTGACGTTTCCACTCGGCAACTGCTGCTCATTAGAATTGATCTCGTTGAACGGCAGACTCGCGCCAGATTGTGGATATACACGCAACCAGGACTTAATGCGAGGCAGCGACTGTTGGTTCACGGGGCGCAGTAGCTCGATGGCAGCTTGCGGGTCGATCATCGCGTTAACAAGCATACCCTGAGCTTTCTTTGCGACATCACCGCGCCACATACCACGGAACAAGTCTGTCATGTTATACATTGGCCCGGTTAACTTCTTGATATCAGCGGGAACAACCGCTCCAGCAAGCCTGCCAAGCACACCAAGCGTGTTTTCGGCCAAGCTAATATCGAGGTCACCTGCCAACATTTGAGAAAGATTGGTGACAGATTGCCCGCCAGCCGCTCGCAGGCGACGCCTGTACAATTCAACTTGACGCCTAGCCTTATCCAATGCAGCTAGTTCTTTTGAATCTTTGCCAAACAACATTTCAATCGACGAACGCCGAGGCCCTTTTTCTACAAGGTATTTGTTTAAATTGTCATATGACAACGTCAGATCGGCTTTTTGCAGTGGCTTGATTGCGTTCTCGGTTGATGCCACTTCACCAGTCCTGCGCAGCACTGTGTTGAGGTAGTTTTTTAAAGCGTTCTTAAGCCCCTCGATTGCATCTCCGCTTGGATCTTGCGCTGCTCTAGCAACTAGCTCTTCCATGTAAACCACAGCGTTATCGCTGTTAAGCACCTTGCCTATCGCTGACTCTGGAGCTGCGCCAATGTACTGAGCAGCCTGACTGGCTTGCACGGCCTTCTTCTCGTCTTGGAATCTTACTTGAGCAGCCTCTTGCGTTTCGCTTTTAATTTTATTTGCCCGAGCAGTTGCTTGATCAATGTATTCTTTTGTGATTGCTGCAACTTCTTGGGATTTTTGTTTTGCTGCCTTAATTGCAGTGTCTGTTACATCTACGCTTTTTTCAGCTCTAGCTAACGCCGCTAGTTCTGGAGCAATCTTTGATTCGTAAACCTCTGGAAAAACATCTAACAGCATCCGTCCCGTTTTGCTGTTTGTCCAATTTTGAATTGCTTGTCTACTAGGATTTGCCCGTACAGAATCAAGCATCTGTCCGTAGATCCAGTCTCCAACTGCCTTGACTACTTCTGGTCGTTTTTCAGCATTTGCTGCCAATCTAAGTTGCCGAAGACCTTCATCTGCAGTGGCATAAGCTTCAATTGTTTGAGATGGATACACACCACCTTTAAGCACTCGTCCTGAGACATCGTTTAGGTACTTGTCTGCATGAATTTTATAGTTTGCGATTGCAGACTTTAAATCAACGGACAAATTCCCAAGTTCATTAAGGTCTAGTTCAATGCCCTGTTTAACATCGTTAAGCAGCCTTGCTGTATTACTGTTTCCTCCCGGCCCGCTTTGTTCGGAAATGGCCCCAGAAAAAGATTGCAGTACATTAATTAACTCAGAAGCTGGCTTTTCTTGCCCTTTGTATGTAGTAAAAAAGTCCTTAATTTTTGGCGGCAGTGAATCCATTTCTGGAATTTCACCTTTAACCTTGGCAGCCACTTCACGTCCTTTTTCAAATGTTGTAATTAACCCACCTGTTTCCAACTGTTGGTATAAAGACTTTGCATACTCCTTTGACTCTTGAAATTCTGATTCAAGAGCATTACGAACAACCTTATTAACTTCTGTCTGAGCTCCTCTGCGAGATGAAATGTCTGCTTCGGCAGCATTTAGTGCATTAGCTATAAATGCGTTTGCTGATTCTGCTGTTTTAACTCCAGCCTCAACTAAATCCATTTCATTTTTTACAACCTCTTCAGCCTTCCGCATGATGTTGCCTGAAGCATTGTCACCTTGTTTTATCAGCCCATCGTGTGCTTCTTGAGCTTTAGCAAGCAGCTTTTGATTTTGTTCCGTAAAAATCTCTTGTGTCCTTACTGGAGAAACAGCGGACGGTTCAAGCGTAACGTCAACCTTCTTGGCTAAAGCTTCTGCGCTGGCTTGGTCGATATTTCTAAGCATAGACTCGCGGTTGCGCAGAGCCTGCTGAAGGCCAAGGAATCCCTCATCGCCCACAACGTCGCCACTTAGCGGACGCACACCTTCTCCTGTGACTTCACCAGCTCTTGCAAGCTTGGCGACAGCAGCGTCCTTGTCGCTGACAAACCTGTCCATGACATTGCCGGCAGCTTGGCGGGCAGCAATCTCCTGCCTAGCCCTGGGATCAAATAATCTTTGGCCAAGCTTGGTTGGCTCAAGCACGGCGCCGGTGAGCGTGTCGAATGCCAGCCGCTCAAGGTCAGGCAGCTCGCCTTGTGCTGCACTGCCAGCAATGGACACGCCTGCGCCTACCCCTGCACCGATACCCGCGCTTTTTGCTAGTGCTTTACCGACTTGAATATCACCGGCTAGTGCTGCGCCTATCTTTGATATGGGCACCTTGGCCACCATAAACTGAGGCACAACTTCACCTGCAAGCCTTGAGTAACGGGTTCCTGCCGATGCAGCGTCAAAGTTAGCTTGTGCACGCTCCTCAGCCGACATTGGCATCATGCTTTCCTGCAAGGCTGAGCCAGCAGCAGATCCTGCCATGCCGCCTGCAATTGTGCCCGCCAATGGGATAGGAGCCATTGAGCCTAGTGCGCCACCGCCAATTGCGCCTAGCGTGGGGATGATTGCCCGTGTTGCGCCCCGGTATGCAGCGCCAAGTGCGCTAGGTTGCATCTCCTGTTTGTAGGCGTTCCATGCCTGTGCAAACTCAGGGTCTGTGTCTTCAGATGGCGTGAATGTAGGCGAAAGCAAGCCCTCTGAGACAGCAGTGTCAAATATCTCTTTTGGCGTCTCTCCAAAGCCAGCAAGGTTAGTCACGCCGGTTGCTTTGGCAAACCCAGCCTGAAAGCCAGACTTGGGCATAGCAGCCTCCCGCTCGGCCTCAAAGTCACCAAGCAGCGAGATTAACTGTGCGTCACTTAACTGCGAAATGTCAGCCATATTACTTAGTCTTAAGAAGTCCCCTGCGTTCAGCTTCTCTGATCAAATCTTCCCTGCTAGATCCAACCGGGTTCTTTCTGCTGATCACCTGCATCTGCATTGCAGGATTGTATGCTTTTAATTTATCAGCGTTAAATCCAAGTTGATTTGCAATTTCAGGATTAGTGCTTTGAGCAAAGTTGTTATAATCAGCAATGTTTCTTCTGATCATTACATCATGCATATCCTGAACTTGCTTTTTGTAAAGATTAACGCCGTTCTTTACAGCATTTATGCCTTGAAAGGTATCTTTACCCATCTCAAATAGGTTTGAAAGATTTACAAATGATGACTCAAGACTTGGCATAACACGCCGAGCTTCACCTTCTGACAATGCATCTGGCGTATCACTCATCATTTGGTTGTACGTTTTACCTTGAGATAAAAGCTCTTTAGAGAAGTTAGCCAAATATGTGCGCTGTTTTTCTGGGTCTTTAGGCAAATTTGCAAATGTAGAGTCAATCAAATCAACAATCGACCTAGCGTCAGATGTTGTTTTAGACCTAAGCATTGCTCTTTGAGACAAGTCTTTAGACCGCTCAACCAATATCGGGTTTTGTTTAAAGAATGACTCTGGAGTTGGCGTCTCTTTTGGGATGAAGTCAATCTCGCTTTCCAGCGACTTGCGCAGGTCGTCGCGCATGTCCTTTGGCGCAGACAGCACAATTGAGTTAATCTGAGATGTCAGCATTCTTCTAGCCTCTTGCGCCTTTGATGCCTTGCCTGCAAACTCGTCGAACGGAAATGACACGGGTGCAGCCTGCTGCTGTGGCTGTGCAGGTGTAGGCTCCATGCTCAACACGGACACAGTGCCAGGGCCACCGGCAGGCTGTTCTTGCGGTGGAGTCTGCTGAAGGAACTGCGTGTCAGACGCTATCTGCCGCGCCTGTTTGGATGGCTTTTCTGGAAAAAGCTCTAGAAAGTAATCAGATAGTGATGCCATACGTTGTTGGACTACTGTGAAAACATGCCTCTGAATGACCCTAGGCTTGACCTAAATTCATCAATCTTGGCATTTACGCCTTTGTATCTCTCTTGTTCGGCTAAACGCTGCTTCCTCTGCTCTTCAAGCTGCGCATACTGTGGGCCAACGCCAACCATCGCACGATTCATTGCTGCACCTGCTTCCGCCTCAATCTGCTGCATCTTGTGATATTGCCCAAGAGCGGCTGCATTGTAAGCCCGCACGTCACCCCAAAACTGAGCCTTCTCGGCAGTGCCCATGTTTTTGTACACGTCACTGCCAACCATTGTGTCAATGCCCTGCGTCATCTGTGGGGGAAGATAGCCGCCTTCCTTCATCGTGTTGTAGAAGTTCTCAGACGACTTCACCTGCGACGACATCTTCTTGTAGTCGCCTATTGCGCCTCCTGCTGCGGTAAGCCCCTGTGCAATGCCCTGCCCTAGCGCCATGTATCCTTTGCCTTCAATCTCTCCGGCTCTAGCGTAAGCGTCAGCAATGCCCTGGCCCATCAAGCTCATCGCCTGAGGTGCCGGTGTATTATAAAGTTCACGAGGTCTTGCCATAAAATTTGGTTCTAGCTTCTAAACAAAGAGTGCTGCCTTTCTCAAACCGCTGGCAGGCTTGCGGTCTATGCTTATAGATTGTACACGAAACTTCCTGCCCAACAATCCCCGAAAGCGCAATACAGCGAGTTCCAACGCACTTAAGCAGTGGGAGATCATCGCGGATGTATTCTTTGGGGATGTTAACTGCATCAGATCGATCCTTTCGCAGAATCGGCCAACTGGCCTTGTGGCTGCAACACGCTCCGCACTTTTGGCAGTCCAGATCGGACGTTGCAGTAGGGGATGACTGGCTCTTCGTGGAGGACATGCTCATGCAAGTTCTCTACGTCGATCTGTAGCTTTGGGCAATGCACAAATGCAGACTCTCTGCGGTCAATGCAGCGGAAGCAGGCATGGACGTAGTCGCTATTCATGTGCTTGTCCGGCTGGGACACAACGTCCGAGTCATACCTGTTCTGGTCGTACTTGACGTTGTTTGATGTGATATACAGAGAGATGTCCTCGTCAGTCCATTCACGCAACGGAAACCACATCTCTGTGCCGTTGCCAATAATTTTCATGTCCACCATCAGCGGGATCTGGCCAGTCAACGGATCTTCATCACTGCTTTTATGGCCGCAGAACAGTACATCAAAGTCGTTAACAACATTAGCCTTTGGCCTGCCAAGCCATTCTTTGCCGCACACCCAAGGCTTTGTTAAGTCCATCATCTCTGTGCCGCGCATGACCTTTAATTGCCCGGTTCCAAGCGAATACGTCTCACAAACGTCGATGCGGTCTTTCCCGTGAGTTAGCGCAATAGACGATGGCACCCAATCGTGGACTGTAAGTTTAAGCTCTTCCTGCACTTCATGGTGGTGCTTGTACTTGTGTGACAAGAAGGGCAGTTTAAAGTGGATTACCTCCATGTCAGGGCGCATGCTTAAGCATAGATCAAGCAACACAGTGGAGTCTTTTCCTCCACTCCAAAGCACGGCAGGACGCTTTGCGTTTTTAAGCGCCTTTCTGATTAAGCTTATAGCAGGTATTATGTTCATTAATATGCCGCTCCAGCTCCCATTAACAGGCCTCCGCCAATTGATCCAAACATGCCAGCTCTTCCAGCACTCTTAGCAGCTGCTGCCTGCTGCGATCCAGCCGCCAACTGCATCTGTGAGTTGTACGCACCGTAAATCGAGCCCATGCCAGTCTGTGACTCAGGATTAAAATATTGTGGGCCAGCCTGCTGCTGTGCCATCATCGCGTTCTGTGCGGCTTGGCCACCAAACGAACCGGCGTACATAGGTTGCTGGTAGAACGAGGTCAGCGCAGGAGCGGCCTGTTGCTGGAAGTAGCCACCCAAACCTGTGCCAAGGGCCACAAGCTGCTGCTCCCGGGCCTGACGTGCGTTGTAGCGGTTCATCACCTCGGCAAGGTTGCTCTGCCCACCCAGCGACGTTCCCCGAGCTGCGTAGCCTGCCCTAGCCTGTTGGTCGAGCATACGCTGCTCTTCTGGCGACAGTGCTGCGCCGTTAGCCTGTAATCCGCCGAGCTTCTGCTCTGTGTACTTCTGGAGAGCTTGGTTGATGCCGCCAACACCCTGGGCCTGCTGGAAGGCCTGGATATACTCTGGAGCACGCTCCTGCAAGCCGCGCAACTGCGCTGCCTGCTGGCTCTTCATGTAGTCTTCCTCTAGCTGCGAGTAAGATGGCTGAAGCTGCCTGTACAGATCAATTTGGCTAGTAGCAGCCTGTTTTGCAATCTGATCCTGTAGGGTCTGATACTTGGGCTGGTACGTTTTTTCGCTCTCGTACACCTGCGGAGCCAAATCAATCTGAGCTTGCAGAATAGACCGCATCGACTCCTGGTAATTAGGAGCTGCTGGTGCCGATACAACTTGAGTTTTACCTCCGCCCATATAAAAGTCTTTCTAGTTTTTTAGGAGTGATCTGTGTGGCATGATCATGTCTCCATGCCCAAACTTGCGTGATAGGTGCCTTACGTTGAAAAAACTGCCTAAACATTTCACCAACCGCTTCAGGCTCACTTGCCCAAGCCATGTGGATCGTCCAGATGCCATCCTGCTTGCGCCACTGCCAATTGAAGTCGCTAACGCCCGGATGTGTGGTTGAGATGCCTGTGATCTTGCCGTCACGCCTAGCCACATAAATACTGTCATGGACGCCGTAGAAACTAAGGTAGCCATCCACATCATCTCGGGATACCTGTCCCAGAAGCTGAATATGGTTGCGGCATTGTTCATAAAGTGTGTCTACAAGTTGTTCCCAGTCTTGGACTGTCATTAGGTTTTGACGATGAACATCAAGGCTACGTTGCGTGGGCGGGTTTCGGCAGTGCCGGTTGAACTTGTGGTTGAAGAAAGCGGATTTTCAGCTCTTCCTCCAGTAACATAATCAGACCCAAAGCTAGATGGAACTATCTGTGTAATATTATATTGATGTGTGTGCGCTTGAATGGACTGTGGCTGAAATGAAAGCAACTCGCGGTTAACGTCTATATCGCGGTCGTGATCCCAGCCTCTGATAAACTCAGCCCTAAGGTCAGGAACGTTTGTGCCGTAGATAGCAATTAGATTAGGGTAACCTGCTGTAGACTGTCCGTTGCACTCTAGCCAGCCAGTAGGAGGCGTTGCTGCGCCCCACATCGAGATTGATCCTGCCAAGTTAATAGTAGATGCTGCAATTGCGGCTGAGACAGCAGAGTCCACATACCCCTTACTTGCCGCTGTAGCCGCCGTAGATGGCGTGCTGTTTACTAGCACCAGCGGCCCAGTCATTGTGCCACCAGAGACTGGCAGGAAACCATCGACGATAGATGAAAATAGCTGTTTAACGCTATCAAGAGTGTACTTAAACAATGTGCCTGCTCTTTCGGCTAACAGGTAATCATTCTCTTGTGGTGGATCTTCAATCTGCGCAGAGATAGCTCCAGGCAACAAGATCGCGTTATCGACATGATCGTTCAGGTTCTCCGCAGTCACTTGGTTAGTGCCAGCAGTAGGGTAATTGACGTATGTCGTTCCTTTTTGGATTTGTTGGCCGGGCATAAGTTACTCCTGAGAAATCATTGGTCTATTTGCTGCTATAGCATAAACAGCAACACTTTTCAAGGCTGGTCTTCCAACCACAAAATTAATTGTGCAAGCTATCGACGTTCCGCGAGCAGCAATACGGGGGCGCAAGGTTCCGTCTGAGGTGCCGCTAAAGCTGTACTCAAGGACAGTCTCGGTAGCATCCGGGTCGTAGGTGGTCGTGTCGAGTCGCACAAAGTCGTTGGCGACGTTGTTGAAAGTAAACTCACCTCGGCTAAACCGTTTCTCCGAAGTCCCGCCAAAGGCGTACTCTCTAGTCTTCACAGAAGCAGGAATGTGAACGAAGTTCTGTGTGCTGGCTATCAGCGTCGATGGTGTAATCTGAGACGACTGCGGAAATAGATTGAACGGTAGCA